TCATTTTTTTAACTTCCCTGTTAATAAATCACTGCCTCGTTTTTTCAGCCACAATTCCACTAACTGAAAGCCTGCAATGCCTAACGCTGAGCCTAACCCCGTAATGGCCAGTGGCGAAATACCAGGGATCCAAATCAGTAATGCTCCCGCCATTAATGACACCGCTGAACCTAAAATAACGCGCCCAATAAAAAGACGTAGCGTAATAGGTTCACTCCCTGACATCATTTTACCAATAGCTATCAATGCCCCTAAGATAATCAGTGAAATCAGTGTTTTGTTATGTTCTTCCATGAACATGTCCTTTATTACAGTTTGTCTGTTAATTCAGACTCTAAGTATGGAATACCGTTAATACGCACAAAGTCCGGTGAGGTGACAATAAATTTAATTTTATGCGTCATCACGGCACCGCCTTTCGGGTCAACGTCTAAAATATCGGTGACGTTTAATTTACAGCCGAAAGACTCAACCTTAAGCTCTTCTGTGCCCGCTTTCGCGTACCACATCAAATCGACTAAAGGAATGGCACGCCAAGAGCCAGCACTACGGGCTTTAGCGGTAATGACGTTGAGATATTTAGTGGATAATTCCAGCTCCCCCTCTGCCGACACATCCCCATTCACATAACCATCCGGCACGCCATTCGTTTGAGCGACACCTGTATTGTCTGTAATCGATAGACTGACTTTTTCAACATGAACTAAATCACCGTCGATATTAAAATCAATCGACTGCCCCGAAATCCGTTTTCCGCTCATTATTCATTCTCCAATGACGTGTCTAACAGGATGCCAATGGTGATCCCTTTCGGGCATTCATAGGTTCGCACCGTGATATACACTTCAACGTTATTTTTATTTTTCCATGTAATGACCACATCACCCTCTTTTGGCGGTTTTGCTTCACCAGGGAAACTCACCCCGTTAATTTGCGTACTACGTGACATTTCACGTAATACTTTGGCAAAGTAGGCTTGATGGGCTTCAATACTTGACGGGGTGCTGTTTAAACTGCGGTCGGCAATTTTAGCAATGGCACGAATACGCACTGTGCGCGCGACTTTATCAACAACACGCAAGTTTTCGATTGACTGATAATCACCACCTTCAACGTCTAATGTGCGACCGTCAGACCAATAAATGCCGTCATAATCTGGATACCACATAGGCACACTAAAACGCTGTTTTTCCAATGCTTGCAGTGTTGCTAAATCAAGACTTTTACCCGTACCGTCGAGCGGTAAATACGCACTACCTAAATCGGTTAATGCGCCTGTTTTGACACGTGCGGGGCTATCAGCAATGGTCACTGCACGGTTACATAATCGCCCTGCTAATGCTCCCGCTTCATTACCCCATAACATTGGTACTAATTGTATAGAGGGTTCCGCTTCCCCTTTTGATAAAGCAGACAAGCGTTCAACATAGCCTGACCACGTTTCATCGTCTTGCGTTGCACCGACACCCAAAATGGCAAACAGCCAGCGCCCATGTTTAGCCATTAAATCCGAGCGTAAGGATTTAGCCGATTGAATAACGGCTTTCGTCGCATCACCCACTAATACGTAGCCTTCACAACTGGCGACCGCGAGTGCATCCATCACCGCGTCAACAAATGCCAATTCTTCGGCATCTTCTGCTAATACATGCACATAACCTGACCAGTTTTGACCTGCGTTACGCATAGCCGATAACACGTTACTTTTTAACGGGCTATCTGGCGTTCCTAACACCTCATCGAAATCGCTTTGCGTATTGACCGCAATAGTTTTACCAATATTGGTTTTTCCTTTACCAATAAACAGTAAAATGCACTCAATTTCCTTTGTTTCGCCTTGCAGTTGGTTATGTTGATTAACCTGAACAGTTGGCCACATAGTAAATTCCTTTTTTATGCACCGTAGCCGATGCCTTGAAGTTGTCTCTCTAACGCTTTGATAAAATCTTCATCACTGATGCCTAAAAACTCACGACTGGGGATATCTACCTCCCAACTGGTTTTTTTAGGTTTATTTTGTAAAAGACGAATTAATAACCCCGCCTGAAAAAAACGCATCTTTCCCACAATTTCTTTTAAAGGAGGCTTTACCCAACGCTTTCCTTTTTTGACTTTATAGCCTAATGCCCGTAATTTTTTGGCTTGTTTCGGTGTTGCGGTAGGTTCTGGCTTCTTCTCACTCGTTGCTTTTCGGATATTATTATCGTTGGCATTTTTACGACTAATTTTTGCTGTCATACCATATTGCTGGCTATATCCCACGACACCAGCACCCACAGGTTTACTGCCATTGCGATAATTTCCGCCCCCGAGATAAATGCGGACTACGCCTTTTTCGGGAATTTCACGAATTTTTAATAGCTTAGGCATTTTACGGAGCATCTTTTTTTTGTAGTTACCGTGTCGCCCTTGCCATGCCTCACCATCAGGTGTCTGCTGATTTTTTACCGCGCGTTTTGAAGCAACAATCACACCATATTTCGCAATTCGCCAAAGTAACCGCTGGCGTTTTTTCGGTGGTAATTCCAACTTTTTAAGCTGTTCTCGTAGCTTTTTTAATTGTTTTTCGTTTAATTGCCCTTGAATGCTCATTTCACACCACGGGGGATCACATCAATATTTTCAGCAAATAACACTTCAGGATTGGCTAATAACCAACGTTTACCGTCAAAGGGCACGAGGCCTTTCTCATCTTCTTTTAACACAATGGCATCACTTAATTTCAGGGTCACTACAACCATCGCGATATCATCGTCAATCACATCAACATCAATAGTCGGTGGTTCATCATCGAAATCAGGTTCGGTAAAATCCGTTTCTAAATCTTGATACCATGCCTCAATTAATACGGGGATATAACGTGTATCAATTTCACGATAAGGCCAACGCCCCCACGCAATTACCGCATCATATTCTTGCGTTAAAATTTGATATTGTTTTTCGCCTAAATCATTGTGAGCGCGTTTAAATGTAATATCATCCATCTCACTACTAAATTCGGTTGCAAATACGGGTTCAGGCAAATTTGCACGTAAGAACGCCGTCAATTTTTGTAGTCGGGTCATATCATTTTTACCGTAATGCGAGGCAACTGTTTCATATTGCGAATAACAAAAGTTGATTCTGCTAATAACCGTGACCGTAATTCGTCACTTTCTTGCTGTGGATTGGGCGCTCGACTGACAATCGACAAATATTCACCCAATAAATCCGCTTTTGCCCTGGCATACACCGCTTTTTTATATTGCGCACAAAGGGCATTCACCCCTTTTATTTTTGCGCCTGGAGCGTCTTTTGCCTGATTAACACCTTTTGATAGCCAATAAATTTTTACGTCTTTTAATTCAGAATTAATCTCTGTGACCGTAGTTAATAATGCATCAGCAATAAAATCAGCATCGATATTGGCGGGAATAGCGCGACTTTTTTGAAAATCACCTAAATTTAAATCAGGCCAAAATTCATCATTTGTCAGTTCTTCATTTTTATAGGTAATGCCATCGCCATTTAACATATTATTCGTCCTATGTTACTTACTGGCTAAAAATTAATTTCAATAACAAAATAATAATTTTTAGTGAAATAACCGTTCCCCAATTAATTGGTACTGATAAATTAATATCTGCTGATCCACAAAACCAATTCCAAATTAATAACAAAAACCATGCATCTATTAGCACTAAGCAGATAATTATCGGAATTATTACAATGAGTAGGATAATATTTACAATTAATTCCATTTAATAATCTCTGCATATTTAAATAAAAAACGGGCGAACAGGTTTCCACGACCAATAACAATCAAATTGTTTTGTCTCCACCCTGCCCGTTTTGGCTTGCGGTAGTCTTTACTCTTGCTCTAATGCCCGTAATCGTGAAGCGATACGTAAACGATGCGTTTTAACCCCACTTTTCGGGTTTAATTGATGCGCCCTGGCAAGATAAGCATCGGCTTGATTCAGTGTATCGACACAATCAATCGCACTCGCTCTTGCATCACCCACATCACCTTTTAATAACTCTAACGCATGGAATTTAAACCACTTCGCCTGTATTTTTTCGTGAACTCGCCAAATTTCTGTGACATTCTTAAATGTCCTTGAGAAATAAGGTTCAATGGGGTTTCCTGCTTCCGCTTCTAACTGTGCCCATGCGAGTATTGTGTCAGCCACAAAAGCAGGGAAACCGCTTTTAAAATTGTCGGGGGTGCGCTGTCCTTGCGCTATGGCAATATCTGCCCAGTCCAATCCTTTATCGAACTCCCCCACATCAAATAGCCAAATGACGCAATACACAAAAATCGGGTTTTGATACACCTCGCCTTCATCTAAATAGCGTTGTGCCGTCGGTAGATACATAGGCAATAATTCGTCTCGTTTCATTGCCACACGTTCATACGTTTGATTCAGTGCTCGCAGTCGTTTGACATCCCGCTCAATGGCACGCGCTTGAAGATGCATACTTTCACCGTCAGCAATAGCAATAGCCTGTCGCTGTTCGAGCTTTTGTTGCATTTCAATTTTTTGCCTGTGTCTTTGAGCAGGTGATAGCATGACGCTTAACCTTCTACTTTTTCAGTTGGTTCAGTTACTTTACCGATGGTGACAGCAGACTCATCAATAGCTGCATAAAGTTCTGGCTGTTCAAGGGCGTAACCTTCATTACGTAGATATTTATTTTCGTACTGCTTGCGGTCTTCAACAAATTCTGCTTTACGCTGGCGTGTATTACGTTGCGTATAAATATGTAGATTTGTTGGAATAGTGACCACCATACGCTTACCTGGCATAAATGGCGGAACCATAGCTGGACGTCCTGCAATTGTAGAGCCGAGCATTTGAGCAGCAATTTTCTCCGTTGGCTTATCAGCACCTTGATATAAGCGATATTGTTCTGCTGAAACTAAATCGGGCCCTACCATGACCACCAGTCGTGGATCATTTCTGAACTGTGGCGGAATGCAGGTGTTAATCAAATCTGACGCCATAGCATCTAATGAGCGATAATCGCCATTATCATCTAATGAAATAGCATCTGTCAGAACCTGAGAGCCTCCCTTCCACTCTTTAGCAATTTGATGCCAGCCTTTATTAACATCTTCACCATTAGGGTATTTTTCTGCATTGGTATCTTCAGCAACATGATTACCATTCCAACCAATACGGATCATATCAAGAGCAAATGATTCTTGAATAAAGGCTTGCATACGATTAATAAATTCATTTTCACCGCCCGCATTAGCCCAAACTGATAACGTCTCCCACGGCATAAACGCCCCAGAATCTGTTTCAACCAATTTGTACTCATTGCCTTCAACACCCACTTTACGACCAAAACGCCCTGTCTTTGAACGTCCAGTAAAAAGACCTGGGTTGCCGACTGGAACAACCTGCCCAACTAATTGATCAACGTCAGTCACCGTAATCAATTTCAAAAATTCGGCAGACTCCAATAACGCATCTCGTAGCTGTGTATCTTTAGGGTCTGTCAGTCCGAAATATCGATTAACATTGGCGACACCACAAGATGCCGAAAAAGCCCTTTCATAAGCATCTAAAAACTCACGAATTCGTTGATTATTTAATGACATCACTTACCCCTTACACTAGGTTAGCAAAGCGTTTTTCTTTACCGCCACGTGGATTTTTCCCAGGGATACGCGATGCCACTGTATCCAACTTGCTAAATTTACCTAAAATGGAAGATAAGTTATCTTTCAATTGTTTAAATTCAGGTGTATCAACAGCATCTTTGATAACTTCCACATCATCTTCAACATCATCTACTTTTTCTGCTGTTGAAATTAGTTGTGTTTCAATTGCGGTAACACGAACTTCAAGTGCAGATAATGCCTCAGCCAGTGCTTGCATTGCATCACTAGCGCCTGTTTCTTCGGGTATATCATCAACACTTGGCTCTTCAATATTGAAGATACTACGCCAGCCCTTTCCCTTAGCCATCTTTTCTTCCTTAAACTGTTTTACTTCATCAAACACTAATGGTTTTAGTGCACCATAACGAAACTTCTTACCGTTTTTATTAAACTGTAATCGGTCAGTGCCAACGCTGGCAGGTGAACACGTTACCCCTAACCCTTCGAGATAGGTTTTCCCTGTCCCCCGAAAATTACCTGTTGGGGTAAATTCCGCTGAGGTAAAGAGCAATTGACCATCGCGATTGGCTTGTAATAAATGCTGATTAGGACGCAATTGCGCATAAAGCTTTAATGTTCCTTCTTCGTCGCGTTCCGCTTTTAGCGCTAACACTTCCCCCATTGAACCAAACCAGCGCTCATGCTCAGGCCAAATGCATGCAGTATATAAATGACGGTCATAGAGTTCTGCAGACTCTAAAATCCAACTTTCCTCAATAATTCGACCATCTACGGTATCGCCCGCAGTCGCAATACAGAGCCAATTTGTCATTAATTGTGACATTACATAGCATCCCCCATCCGTGGGTATTTTTATCAATTCCGTTTGAGGTAACAGTATTGCGAAATTCCATAAAATGGGCGAATGGTTAAATTTGGATATGGCGTATAACCAAATTCCTCCCAACGCCAGATAGAATCTGACTAGGCATAATGTTTTACATTATGGCGAACTCACGATATTCAGATGAATTAATAGGAGTAGCGAAATCGCTGTACCTGCGACGCTATACTCCTGCAGAAATTGCAACCGAACTTAATTTGCCGAATCGGCGGATCGTTTACTATTGGGCTGAAAAAGGGAATTGGCAGGATTTACTCAGTCATGAATCGGTTTTAGATGCGATTAATCGACGCATTATTTTGCTCAGTGAGCGAAATAATAAGACCGTTTTTGAACAAGAGGAGTTAGACCGTTTAATTAACCATCATATCAAATTGATGGCACAACAAAATAAACACGCCGAGAAGCTGGCACAGGCAAAAGCACAAAATCAATCTGGCTACTCAAATGACAATGAGTCTGACGATGGCGAACCAAGGAAGAAAAAACGCTATCGTAAAAATGATATTTCCGAATTAACAGAAGAACAATTTCAGCAATTTGCTGACAATATGCTGTTTGGCTATCAAAAACATTTACGCAATAACATTAAAAAATCTATTCGTAATATATTGAAATCACGCCAAATCGGAGCGACTTGGTATTTTGCATTTGAAGCGCTGGAAAATGCGGTACTCACAGGTGACCCGCAAATTTTCTTATCCGCATCAAAACCGCAAGCTGAGGTTTTCCGCTCCTATATTGTCAATATTGCAGAGCAATTTTTCGGCATCACATTAACAGGTAACCCAATTCGTTTAAGTAACGGGGCAGAACTCCGTTTTCTTTCTACCAATAAAAACACCGCACAAAGTTATTCCGGTCATTTGTACTGTGACGAATATTTTTGGGTACCGAACTTTAAACATTTAAATGAAGTTGCTAGTGCGATGGCGACCCATGATAAATGGCGCACCACCTATTTTTCTACGCCTAGCTCAAAAACCCATCCCGCATACCCGTTTTGGACAGGTGACGAATGGCGCGGAACCGAAAAAGAACGAAAAAACGTTAAATTTCCGACATTTAAAGAGATGCAGGACGGCGGACGAGATTGTCCTGATGGTCAATGGCGTTATGTCATTACGCTGGAAGATGCGATTAAAGGTGGTTTTAACTTAGCATCCATTGATAAGTTGCGTAATCGCTATAACAAAGACACGTTTAATATGTTGTATATGTGTGTCTTTGTCGATAGTGGCGCATCTGTATTTAAATATAACGATTTAGAAAAATGTTGGGTTGATGTGGGGCTATGGGAAGATCACTTTCCTGATGAACCGCGTCCATTTGGTAATCGTGAAGTTTGGGGCGGTTATGACCCTGCCCGTTCGGGTGATACCTCCGCCTTTGCTATTTTAGCACCTCCTTCTGTGCCTGGTGAACGGTTCCGTGTTCTGGCCGTTTATTACTGGCAAGGTATGGCATGGAAACATCAAGCAAAAAAAATCCAAGAACTTTATAGTCGTTATCGCTTCACCCATATCGGCATTGATACGACAGGTATCGGTCATGGTGTCTATGAGATGGTGCAAGATTTCGCACCACGCGAAACAATGGAAATTCGTTATAGCCTCAGCATGAAAACCCAACTGGTTTTAAAAATGGTCGATTTAGTCGATGAAGAGCGCATCGAATGGGATAGGGAACAAAAAGAAATCACTGCCAGTTTCTTGGCTATTCGTCGAGACACAACCAGCAAGGGCGGTGCTATGACATTTGTCGCTGACCGCAGTATGGAAACAGGTCATGCTGATAGTTTTTGGGCTATCGCTCATGGCGCAATCAATGAACCGTTGAATACTGATAATCAACGTAAATCAAAATGGATATTTCAAAAGGCATCGTAATGGCTAAGAAAAAATCACGGAAGAAATTATCGGTTCCGGTTACCGATACCCCTAAAAAAAATATGAGTATTATTACACTGGGCAAACCAGAGCCGATATTAACAACGCATACGGACTATCAAAATATCTGGTATGACAATGAACATGACCATTATTCACTCCCGATTGATAGAACTGCCCTCGCTCAATTAGTTAACTTAAATGCCCAACATGGCGGGGTAATTTATGCGCGTCAAAATATGATTTTGTCTGATTTTTTAGGTGGAGGACTGAGCCACGAACAGCTAAAAGCATCGGTAATGAGTTATCTCATTTTTGGTGATACGGCTATTCTAAAAGTACGAGATTATTGGGGGAACGTCATTCAACTGTTTGTGTTGCCCTCACTTTATCTTCGTTGTCGAAAAGACAATGATTTTGTTATTTTGATGGAAGGTGAACCGTTAGTTTATCCGCCTGAAGATGTCATTTTTATCAAGCAATATGACCCACAACAGCAAGTATATGGTATTCCTGATTATATCGGTGGTATACATGCAGCTCTCTTAAATAGTGAGGCGACTATTTTTCGTCGTCGGTATTACCACAACGGAGCACATACAGGGGGTGTTTTTTATTGTAACGACCCTTCACTGACTGATGAAGTGGAAGCCAAAATCATTAAAAATCTGGAAAATAGTAAAGGAATTGGTAATTTTTCTACCATGTTTGTGCATATTCCCAAAGGCGATCCCGAAGGGATTAAATTTATGCCGATTGGGGATATTTCAGCCAAAGATGAATTTAATAATGTTAAAAATATCAGTGCTCAAGATATTTTAACCGCCCACCGTTTCCCTGCAGGACTGGCGGGGATTATTCCTGGTAATGTTGGCGGACTGGGTGACCCAATAAAAGCCCGCGAAGCCTATCGACAAGATGAAGTTATCCCTGTGCAACGTATGTTTGAGAATGCCGTCAATAGTGACCCTGAAATACCGTTACATTTGCATATTAATTTTAAGAAAGATAACGACCGTTTGGGTGCAGAATGAGACAAAAAAAGGTAAAATTACGTCAGTTCGATTATTTTGGAGTTCGGAATATGAAAGTGATGAAAGTCCTCTGTCCCGCATGCGGTGAAAAGGCAATCATAAGAACAACAAATAGAAAACATCGCCAATTTGCAGACCTTTATTGTCAATGCACGGACTTAGAATGCGGGATGACTTTCGTTTTAAACGTCACTTTTAGTCACACGCTAAGCCCTAGTGCGAAAGACGTGAATAAAATGATTGATAAACTGCTACCGGATAATAAACAAATGGCGCTTGATTTACTCAAAGCGCCCATTGCTTAAATTATTGAGCCACATTGTGTGGCTTATTTTTTTCCAATAAGTCCACTCTGGCATTGTCAGCTAACTCAAATATTAATGATAAAACGATATCTTTTTCCTGCGATGTGAAAGAATCAAAACTGCCTACTTTTGCGATAAGTGCAATTCTTTCAAATGCTTCCATGCTTTTTATATTATCTGTCATTATCATACCCTTAAAGAATACTGTATGAATAAACAGTATAATAACTTTATGATTTTTGTGAACCCCTAAGTGATAATAATGTGAGATATATTTACTTATTGC